AGCCTTGGCTAACTACTTCTACAGTAACCTACCAGAGGTCATGGAAGTAAATATGGATAAGTTAAACGACAGAGCGAGACGTGGTGTGATTAAGGGGTCAGGAGATAACCGATGAAGAAGAGATGGGTAAATAATATTGTAGTCAGGTTCATGCGATACTGTGTGATGTGGTCAGAGCATAGGGCAGCAGTCAAGCTACTAAATCAAATGTCTGACAGGGAACTAAAGGACATTGGAATAAACCGAGAAGACATTGACCGTATGATTTGGTTAGAAGAAGATAAAACTATGCGAGGACGTGGCGAATGAGCAACCAACTACCAACAGACTACCAAGCCTTTATCCACAAGTCACGGTATGCTAAATACTTTGATGGAAAGGGTCGGGAGTCCTACAGCGAAACAGTAGCACGTTACATGGATAATATCGTGCGTCCTGTGGCTGGTGACAACACATACATTGACCAGCTAGAGCAAGCTATCCTGTCGCTTGACGTTATGCCATCCATGCGGTCCCTTATGACAGCAGGTCCAGCAGCCCTCCGTGACAATACTGCTATGTATAACTGTAGCTATCTGGCAGTGAAGAACATCAAGAGCTTCGATCAAGCTATGTTTATTTTGTTATGCGGGACAGGTGTGGGGTTCTCAGTTGAGCGTCAGTACATCAACAAGCTACCAGAAATACCAGATCAAATGTTTAACAGCGACACAACCATTGTGGTCAAAGATAGCAAAGAAGGCTGGGCTAAGGCACTACGTCAGCTTATTGCTTTGTTGTATAGCGGGGAGGTTCCCAAGTGGGATACGTCTAAGGTTCGTCCAGCGGGGTCACGACTTAAGACCTTTGGTGGTCGTGCCTCTGGCCCAGCGCCTCTGATCGACTTGTTTAACTTTGTGATCCACACGTTCAAGAACGCTACAGGTCGTAAGCTATCGTCTATCGAATGTCACGACATCATGTGTAAGATCGGTGAAGTGGTAGTTGTAGGTGGTGTACGGCGGTCAGCTATGATCTCCCTGAGTAACCTCTCAGATGATCGTATGCGTTACGCTAAGTCAGGTGCGTGGTTTGATAACGACCCACAACGAGCCTTGGCTAACAACTCTGTGTCGTACACTGAGAAGCCCGATAGCCTCTCTTTCATGCGTGAGTGGCAAGCCCTAGTGGAAAGCGGCAGTGGTGAACGTGGTATCTTTAACCGTCAGGCAGCTAAGGTACAGGCAGCAAAGAACGGGCGGCGTGACAACTCGTTTGACTTTGGTACGAATCCATGTTCGGAAATAATTTTACGGGATTCGCAATTTTGTAATTTAACAGAGTGTGTTATCCGTGCTACCGACACTGTTGAAGACCTAGAGCGCAAGGTCAAACTTGCTACCATCTTGGGTACGATCCAAAGTACCTACACTCACTTTCCGTACCTATCGAAGGAATGGAAGGACAATACAGAAGAAGAACGTCTGTTGGGGGTTAGCCTCACAGGTATTATGGACAACCAGCTAATGACACTCAAGAACGGTGGGTTAGCCAAAACATTGGAGCATCTCAAAAATGTTGCTGTTAATACAAACGCTGAGTGGGCTGAACTTCTTGGTATCCCTGTTGCTACTGCTATCACTTGCGTCAAACCTAGTGGCACTGTCTCCCAACTTGTTGATTCTGCTAGTGGTATCCATGCTCGTCACTCACCTTACTACATTCGTACTGTGCGTGGTGACATCAAAGACCCACTGACGAACTTCCTCAAGGATCGTGGTGTACCGAATGAACCATGCGTGATGAAGCCAGATACAACTGTAGTATTCAGCTTCCCACAGAAAGCACCTGATGGAGCCGTATGTACCTCTGACATGACTGCAATCGAACAGTTGGAGACGTGGTTGATGTACCAACGGTCATGGTGTGAGCATAAGCCCTCCGTGACAATCAACGTCCGATCTGAGGAATGGATGGAGGTAGGTGCATTTGTGTACAAGCACTTTGATGAGATGTCTGGTGTGTCGTTCCTACCGTATCACGAACACACATACCAACAGGCTCCCTATCAAGAGTGTGGTAAATCTGAGTATGAGGAACTCAAGTCCCTTATGCCCGACAGTCTAAACTGGGATGAACTCTCAGAGTACGAGAGCGAAGACAATACAGCAGGTAGCCAGACACTAGCTTGTACTGGAGATAGCTGTGAGATTGTAGACCTAGTGTAACCAAAGCACCTGAGCAAGTGTCTAAACTGCTTACTAGGAGACACCCATGTACACCATCATTACCCGTGAACAATGCAACTTCTGTGATGCAGCCAAGGCTTTACTCAAGGGAAGTGGCTACCCCTACACAGAGTATAACGTACACTCCCAAAGCTCAAGGTGGGTATTAACCCTGATTAAGAGGGCCGGTATGACCACAGTACCACAGATATTCACCCCTAATGGAAATTATGTTGGTGGCTATACGGAACTAAAGGAACTACTGGAAAAGGAACAGCGTTAATGGACGACTTCCCTGAGAAGCCCACTAGATCAAGACGAAAGACCAACTACAAGGGGGCCGACAAAAAGTCTACCTCTGGTCTTGTCGCTAAGACTACCAAGCAGAAGGCTCTGATAGAAGCCCTACAGGGGAATAAGCAGGTGTTTATCCTTGGCCCTGCTGGCACTGGTAAGACGTATGTTACAGCAACGTATGCCTCTGATCTGTACATCACAAAGCAGATTGACAAGATCGTTATCACACGTCCTCATGTGGCTGTAGGTAAGGAGCTTGGGTTCTTAAAGGGAGACTTAAATGAGAAGACTATGCCTTGGGCTTTGCCTGTCTTGGATGTTCTGGAGAAGCACCTTGGTAAGGGGACAGTGGAAACAGGGATCAAGAATGGCAACATTGAGATGGCACCTCTTGCACTCATGCGTGGGCGTAGCTTCGATAATGCCTTCATAATTGTCGATGAAACACAGAACATAACACTGCACGAACTCAAGATGGTTCTAACCCGTGTGGGAGAGGGTACTACAATCGTTCTCAATGGTGACGTTATGCAGAGTGACCTTAAGGAAGCTGACGGTCTATCAAAGGTGATCCACCTAGCTAAGAAGCATATGTTACCTGTACCAGTGATTGAGTTTGGTGTTGAGGATATTGTACGATCAGGTATCACAGCAATGTGGGTTAAGACGTTTATGGAGGAAGGTATCTAATGACACTATTTGAGGGGTTGCTGTTGGGCAACAGCCTAGTTCTACTTTGGTTAACTTACACTGTAGGGAAACTAAAGATCGACGTAGAGACGTTATACCAAGGTCTAGCAGCAGTTATGGGAGACCTAGACTAGAATCAGAAAAGCCGTAGGCGTCCTTGAGTGGATACCTACGGCTTTTTTGTGTCTTGTGTTATGTGTTACTTATTGTAGAACTTAGAGATAGACCGGAGACCTATGCTTGCGCTCACGATACCCCCCAGCGAAACTTGATACCACGTTGGCATAGCCTCAAGTGAAGTAAACCCAGCCTGTACGATCTGATTACCCCAGTCACCACAGAAGGCTAGTATCAGGGGAATAGAGAACAGTAGGGTAATCCACTCGTCTTTCCATGAGTTCTGTGTCGCACGGATAGCTTCGATGTCCCAGTCGATCTCACCCGTCAGTTGCTTCTTCTTTATCTCAGCTTCGGTTAACTTAAGCTGTGTCTTACTGTCGATGATACTAGCAGCTAGTCCACCGAGGGAACTTATGAGTTGACCTATCATTTGCTATACTTCTCCTCATGTACAACCTTAGTTGGGGTCACAGTAGTCTTAGACTCCCGACCCATCCATATGCCGAAACAACCAGTTAAAGCCCCCATACAGACTGATACAAGTCCTGACTGAGCTACACTAGGGTCAGGTAACGACATAAACCAATGTACAGCCTGATACGTCAGTATAGTGACTGCCAGCATCATCAGCCGTGGTAGAACCTTCCAGTTATCCAATATCGTCTCTGCCATTACCATTTCCCCTGTTTTACACCTAAGAAGTACATAACTATTATTAAAGCCCCTACACCTGCTAGTGCTACTGCAATACCTACAGCCCAGTTAATACAGTTATCTATGAACTCTTGTTTCTTATAGACTAGCTCACGTTGTTCTTTACGTTGTTGTGCTTCTATTCGTACTATTTCGTCCCAAGCACTAGGGCCATACGTCCAAGAGATGTGTGACTTAAGCTCCTCTCGCATTTCCTTTAGCTTCTGCTTCTGTGACCATATCTCCAGTGCGTTAGATTGGTTATCACTAAACATCTTATACATAGGAGGGTTCTTAGCTTTGTCCTCTAAGAAGTCTAAGTCACTTACAGCTTTAGACCATTGAGATACTGCGCCAGTCATAGCACTGATCTCTCGTCCTACGGATACAGCTTTCTTAATCCCGTTGTAGGCTGTAGTAGCCGCTGCCATAGCTGTAAAAGGATCAATCATCCCACTATTGACCCCTGTTTGCCATAGCTTCCACTGCGTTACGAATAGCTTTTATGTTCTCATCAATCCTAGCCATAGACACAGCCTGAGTATTAACGGCGGATTCAAGTCTTGTGATACGAGATTGTGCTTCCATGATGTCGTCACGGTTACTTTCGATGTCCGACATCATCATAGATACAGTCCACACTATAGCTGCACCCTGAGTAATGAGACCTAAGATTAACCCTATAGATAAATTATTGTTAATCATCTCTTTGCTCATGGGTACGTCTTTCGGTCAAGCTCAAAGTGAGGTGCATCGTAGAAGCTCTTCCAGTCGCCACCCCATACGATAGGGATTTCGAGTTCTTCTGCTGCTTCCTTCATAGCCTCAGCCATCTGCTCAAAGCGTTCTAGGTCTTCCCAATCGACAGGATAAGGAACCATGTCTACAGCATGGCCTGTGATGTGTCGTGAGTTCAAGGTAGTTGATTTACCAGCTTTGAGTAACTCTCGTTGACGGTTGATGTGACGGATACCTTCGATTACTGTGAAGTCAACCTCAGTAATCTCAATGGCTCTCTTAACTACAGCGACCATATCAGGGTTAACTCCTGACAAGTTCTGTAGACTGCGTGTTCCAAGTTTGTATGACATTAGTGTATCCTTATTCTGGTTTAGTGGGCCATGTTGGATTGGCAGGGTCTGTTGTATTCTCTGGCAGATCACGAAGCTGCTGACGGTAGGTGACCCATGCGGATTGATCGACGGGTGCATCAGATACTTGCGTCCAGTCGGATGACTTTAGCAGTAAATCCCTCTGTGACCTTAATTCGTCCATTAACTTAGTCGTGGCTTCTGCATCTTGCGTATCTTGTGATTTTACTTGTATTACCCCGCCAATAACCTCAAGCTGGTTTAAATCGTAGGCATCGAAGGTATCTAATACGAAAGAAGCGCCGTTAGCTGTTGCCATAGCTTGTGCATCAGCTTCAATGCAGCTTACTCTCATGTTCACGACTTCATCGGTATAAATAATGTAATCAGCCATTAACCCTGCACCCCAAGAATAACTATTGAACCTTTAAACGCAGTATTCCCAGAAGCACCGCTTGCCGCAATACGGGATATAGTCACGGATAATGTAGCAGTCCCGGTAGTTGTTGTAACTCCAGACACAACTGCACCAAGCCAACCACCTATTGCAACACCGTTGTTGTTTTCCACACCATTTATAGTTGAAACTGACCCACTAGCCCCTGCACCCGACAAAGATGCCGTAGTGGTAAACGATCTTTTACCATTGGTCGCTGTAGAGTAGCCAGAGACACCTGCAATGCCAATAAGCCTTGTGCCACTTTGCAACCCACTAATAGAAGCACTAAGGTTAGTTGTGCCGCCCTCAGCAGATATATTGACAGCAGTTGCTCCAACATGAGCGATACCTGCACCTATAAAGCGAGCCGCATCTATTGTACCAGCGGTAATCTTGTCAGCAGCTATATTAGCAATCTTAGCATTGGTTATGATAGCGTCAGTGATCTGCGCTGAGTTTGTAATGACACCAGATGCAGCGATTAGGCCACCTGTGATTGTGTTAGCAGTGATCTTGTCGCCCGTGATTTCACCAGCTGCAATTTTAGCACCTGTAATTGCATTAGCAGCGATCTTGTCACCAAGGATAGCACCGGCAGTAATCTTCGCAGAGGTGATAGCGTTAGTGGCAATCTCGTCTGATGTGATAGCCCCCGCTGCAATGTTACCTGCCGCAATCGTATCTGCTGCAATCTGACTTGAGGTGATACTACCTGCGGCAATCTCAGAGGCTGTTACCGAACCAGCAGCTATTTTAGATGTTGTTATGGCATTAGAACCAATCTTAGTCTCTGTAATAGCGCCAGAAGCAATAACGTCACCCTGAACCGCATTTACCGCAATCTTAGCATTTGTTACTGCATCATTAGCCAGCTTGAGTGTGTCAATAAGACCATCTGGTATTTGAGCGCCAGCAATAGCTCCCGTTAAGTCACTGAAGTCTTCAGCACCCCCAACGACTTGCTCCCAAGCGGAACCTGTCCACTGGTACAGCTTACCATCAGTACGATTAAATACCTTTTGGCCTTCAAAGCTACCAGATGGCGGGAGTGACGTAACGTCCTCAATGGCATAAAGACCTTGCTCAGTGAACAAGCTATATACACCATTCTCGAAATCAGGGTCATCTATGAAGGTAGTGGTGGCAGATACCCCAGATGTAAACGCCGATTTATTATCACTGTAATCGACGGACTTTAAGAAGTAGTATTTGGTCTGATCCACATTCAGGTTTGATCTTATGAACTCACTGCCACCTGAGACGCCAACAAGAGAAGCACCCGAAGTTGTATTCGTGTCGTTCTCCCAAACTTCCACATGCTTCAAGTCAGCATCCGCTGGGTTAGTCCAGTTGATCGTGATGTATCTGAATCCACCAGTAGCAGTAATGCTGGTA